CAGCCTCTTGAGTAATTCTCCACTAGCAAACTAAAACAAATAGGATACAATAAAGGATATAATTTGACGAAATAATCCCAAAAATCCTATTGATGATGGAGCCGGTGGGGGTTATAAAAACCTTATTATACCGGCTTGTAAAAGGATTGTTGTATCCTTTAGTGTATCCCTATTACTTATTTGACTAGTTTCAATTTCAAACTATTATACCATGAGAGCCTTTTTCAAACAAATAAAAACCATTATTTCACAGCCTTGCACCTTCTCTCTCCATCTCATACATCCTTACCGAGTGCAGCACGAGATCACGATACTTCCAAGTTGAAACCAGATACTCAATAACCTCTTGGTTCTCTATCTTGCATTCCATGAATAGCAACAATCTGACCGTATACTCATTTTTCAAAATTGGAACAGTGTAAGTCACATCCACCCAATGCTCAAAACCCAAATCGGTCTGCTCTATGTTCACAAGTTCAATATTTAAAATGTTCATATTTCTTCCTCCTACTTATCTATTCGTAGAAAATTAAAAAAGTAGTGAAAAAATCATTGCTTTTTTATTTTTAACAAAACACCGTTTTTGACAATAATCAAAAAATAAAAGGGATCTATTATTAACAAAATGGCATTTTTGACAATAATGCCCTACCAATCCCCCTCTCCATTCTTCATGTAAGCGCCTTTTTGAACAATAGGATTTAGATTTTGGTTTCTAATCGTTCAAAATGAGTGTTTTTGCAAAATAGAAATACTAATTTTGTTAACGTCAACAAAATTGGCAACCAAGCGCTTTATAAAGCTATTTGTTGATGTCAACAAGTCAATTTCAGAGCAAAATAAAGATATTCAAGCGAAAAAGAACACTCCTAAACCTATATCTATAAATGTTTTTCAGAAATTTCAAGCGATTATCAAGCGTATTTTAGAGCAAACAAAAAAACCGCAAGCTGTTGCCTGCGGTTGGTGTAATCTAATTTGAAAGCCTTTCTGTTTTATTTTTCTTCTTTTGGTTTGTCAACGACGGTCACAAGGCCATCTGGTTCTGTTTTGAATGCTGGATCTGTGTGTAATTCACCGTTCGCTTTCAAGTAATACCAGCCGTCGCCTGATTTGATGAATTGTTTAGATAGCATGTAGCCGTCTTTTTCTTCCATGAAATACCAGGTTTCTCGATATTTCACCCAGCCAGTAGCCATACGCCCGTCCGACTTGAAGAAATACCAACGATTGTTAAGAAATATCCAGCCTGTAACCATTGCCCCACGTTTATCAAGATAGAACCAATCTTTTCCATCATTGAACCAACGGTTAATTAAGCAATAGCCGCGGTCATCAAAGTAGAACCATTCGTTGTTGATTTGTTTCCAGCTGTTTGTAGGATAAGAGCCATCTGACTCCTCCCACCACCAGCCAGTGCCATTTTGTTTCCAACCAGATTCAGAAAGACCGCCTTCAATGTCTTTCTTGAATTGCTCACGACTAATACCCCATTTGGCCAGATAAGGATACGGATCCACATGGTCAGAGTAGTTTCGAGGCTGGTTATAAGTACAGTATTGGTGCGTCTTAATACCAGCTAGACTGTCAGAGTCAAGTGTTTTCGGAATTCCAGCTTCGTCTGCAAGGTTCCGCAAAAGCTCAACATAGAGCTTATAATCACGCATGAACTCTTCCTTGGTTTCATGACTTTCAATAAGCTCAACTTGGCCGTATCCTTCAACATTCCAGCCACCTCCTACGTCGTAAGCCCCCATATCTGTATACCAGGTCTGCATCACACGGCCGTTACCGACAACATGCGAGAAAAAACCTGAATCTACAGGGCGGCGCATGTGGTAGTCTGCTTCATTTTGAGCAGTTGAACTTGGATTTCCTGTTGAATGTGCATGAATTTGTCTGTATGGTTGTTCTCCAACCTGTGGAAGGTCGGTTCTTAATCTACTTGTATCAATATCCATGATTAGTCCTCGCTTGGTTCGTAGTATTCAAGAGCACGTTTGCTGTCAGAAATTCCTGCAGTTGTTGGGTCGTTGACAACGCCAATCAATACAAGGATGTAAACGAATGTGTTCACACCGTCCTGAATATTTTTGGGGATTTCAAGACCAAACTGCTGAGCCATAAGGAAGATTGCTCCTAATAGAGCAATGAGTGTTGTTTTGTTTTGCAAGCGCAATTTCCAGTTAATCATTTTATTTCTCCTTTTACTGTTGTTTATTTTGAATCAAGCTTTTAAGCTCTCTTACATCCTCACCAAGCGATTTCACTTGCTCGGCTAGAACTAAGATAGCTTTGTTCTGCTCATCGTGATTATCGAGCCTTTTATTGGCTGATGTTTTGAATTCGTGCAAATTCTCAATATCTTTCTCTAAAATCGTAAGACGATTTTCTTGCTTGGTAGCTTTATCTTTCATCGAAAAATAAAGACCAATTACAGGGATAAGGGTTATGAAAATCTGTACGAAAAATCGTTCATATCCTGGCATATATCTCCTATTCTTTCCCTTCGAATTTCCAAGCGACACCAGTTCCGTTTTGTTCCAAAATACCATTTGTCACAAATGCGCTGACAGGCTCGCCGTTGTATGTGAATTCTTTGTTAAGCTGCACTAGGATGCGCTTGCCTTCGCCATTCACTTCAACATGGCTAGAATCCTCAATCGTAATAAGGTCGTTCGCAAGGTAAGTTTTGCCAATTTCAGCAAGTGGAATGAGCTCAACCAACTCTTTGTAAGTTGTGCCATAAGCAATGTTCTTGCTCATAACTGAGTTCAAGACAAGAACATGAATGACCTTCTGATTCACCTTCGAATTCTCTTCAGTCTGCTTAACGAGTGTAGAGAGTTCATTTTGCTTATTTGCGTTCTCAGCGATTTTATGCTCAGCCTCTTCAAGCTTTGCTTGTGCCTTCACGATGGCAGAGCCTGGATCTAGCTCAGCCTTGAGCATATCCAGCACTGCTTGGATCAAGACATCCTCTTGCTCATTCGTGCGGTCTCCTGACAACTCACGCAGGTTCGTACTGTAACGGGTACCATCTGAGAGACGAATTTCAACTACAGTCTTGAGATTGTCGCCAAGACCTCGTGTGTAAGGCTTGCCTGCCAATTCATAATTGTTAATTGCCATTTGTCATTTTTCCTTTCACTTCTTCAAATTTCGCTTTGAGCTCTTCGTCAGAGTCGATGATTTGTTTCATCTGCTCAAGCTCCATCGCAGTAACCGTATAGAGTGCTTCGAGTGTGGCTGATTGAGTAGCCTCTTTGCTGATTTTCTCGCTAAGCGACTTAATCGCTAGACTGCTGATTTGTTTGTCTTGTTCATTCATGCTGTTTTCTCCAATTTTTCTATTTTTTGATTGAGTTCTTGAATGGCCTTAATCAAGTAAGGCACAAGTTCAAATGTTCTATATGAGTATGCGCCGTCTGGATTTTCGTAGAAAGCTTCTGGGACGTACTTCTGAACATCTTGCGCCATAATACCACAAGCGATGTCTTCTATTTTCCCATCGTATTCTTTGCGATAACTATACGTCTTTAGGTTTTCGATTACATCGAGGCCTGAGACCTGGCTATCTTCGATATTTGACTTATAGCGACGGTCTGAGATTTCTTTGTTAAGAGGTATCCAATCGTAAATGGTAGGCGTTGTATACAAATAAAGATACCCGCCTGATTTTTCAAATTTTTTATAATTTGGAGAAGAAATCCAGTATCCTCCTTGATTTTTTTCTTTGTCCGTTCTATAAAAAATCTCTCCAGAAACTTCTAAATTCCCGGTTATTTTAGGAGTATTCCAAAAATACGCTCGATTATAACAGTACATCTCGCCAGTTCTTTGTACATACCAAGCATAGTCTCCAGGTTTCCCCCAATCGTTACCCCAGTTCACCCAAAGCGCCGTTTGTGCCCATTGAGTGCTACCATTACTCATGCCTACGGCAAACTGGTTCGTTCCAGTAAGCCAATAAGTAGTAGGATCCTTATCGTGTGTACCGATTTGGAATCCACCAATTTTACCTTTATAACCTTCGAGCAAAGTCGCAGATACTACTACCGACCGAAGCTTATTGATAAAGGCTTCTTTAGCAGCAAGCGTATTCGTGAAGATATCGCTTGAAACGAACAACCGAGCCATGGCTGAGTCCATGATTAGCTTATCAGCTGTGATAGTATTCGCTCCGATGATCTCAGCATTCAACTTGGCAAAGTTACCCTCACCCACGAATAGTCGCTTAAAGTAACCATCAATCGCTGTCAGTTCGTCAAGCAAGGTCTTACCCTTTAGACGAATCTTCTCGGCTTCAATCAAGATTTGATTGTTCGTCGCATTAATTTGAGAAACGATAGAGCCAGCACTTGTCAGGTTTTGAATTGCCCATGAGCCAGCAAGTTGATTTTGAACTGTACGAACAGCTTCGTCCGTTTCCATAGTCGCATCTTCGGGAGCTGGTTGCCATTTACGGTCAGTTGAACCCTCGTAGAAATCAAGCTCAGTCATGAACAGACCGCCCCACTTATTAGGGTTGTTCCGGTCGTATTCGAATTGCAGATAGCCATCATCAAAGTCACCAACGTTAAATTTGAAGGATTTTTTGACCGTTCTACCGTTATCGAATACTGCTCCATCGACCCATCTTGGCTGACCATTGAAAACAAGTTGACTTGCGTCGTACTTTGCAGTTGAGCCTTTTTTTCGTTTTAAAAAAAACACTCTGAAATACTTCGAGTTGTTGTCAAATCCTAAAATATTGAAAATGTAGTCTGTATTTCGCTTGACAATGAAACGTGGACTTTTAACAACTGCGCCTGGTCTCAGCTCAAACATGCGCTTCTGTCCATTAAAGTAGAATCCATGCGACGTGAAACTCAAACGACCGTTCGCTTCTGTCCAGTATTTCAGATCATCATCCGCCCTCGAATTTCGGAGCATGTTAGGTCCACCGACGTTAGCATATTTACCAACTTCGACTTGAAACAGTTGGCTAGTCATGGCCATTCGTGAGACTTTTTCAGCGATATCAGACTCGCTACGACCAATAATGCGCTCATAGAGCTGATTGGTTTCTTTCACTCGCTGAAATTCGACGAGGTCAGCCTTGTTATCAAGCTGCTGCCTCAATTGCTCACTGATTTGCTTAGCTTCCTGAGCAAGCAGGCTACTTGCGCCAGCGTTTTGCAAAGCTTCTTCGGCCTTTTGCTTGATTTCGTTCAAACCTGCGCCATCAAAGTCTCTGAAACGCTGGTCGATTGTCTCTATTAGATTTTGCCTTACCTCTTCAGCTTTTGCTTTGGCCAGTTCGACCTGTTCATTAAAATCTTTCTTGATTTTATCAACTTTTGAATCAAAGCCTTTGTCTGCTTCTTCGATTTGGTTTTGAATTTGTTTCTCGAATTCGCTGAATTGCTCAATCTTCTTTGTGAGCGTTCCTGCGTATGAATACTGCGCATCATTACCAGATTTGCTGTCTGCGCTGATACGGCCATGCAGACCGCCTTTAAATGCAAATGATTGGCTTAATACTGGAGATTTGAAGGTCTCACCAGTATTCGTCTTAATAGTTACCCACTGACCAACATCTAGTAGTAAATGACCTTGATAATTCAAATTGAACGGATAATAGCGGATATCCTTGATTTTGTGATAGAGATCATCCAAAATCGATTGAGACATGAATGGATTATCAAGCTCAAGTGAGCGACCAGTACGCATTCCGACTGTGAGTGTCTCTTTATCTTTCTTGCAAGTTATCCCAGCTATCTGATACTGAACTTCACTCTTGGTCAATCCGTGCATGAAATAGCTATCTGCTGTAATCGTGATGCCTGAATCAGTCAATTCTTTGATCTCAAGTTTACCCTCTCGATTGAAAAAACAAGACATCCCGAGCATTTGAGTGGCTAGACTCAAGACGTCTCTGAATGTCATTTTTTTCTCTTTGGGGATCTTTTCGATTACATAATTCATGGATGTAATATCCATGTTTTCGTTTGCTAGCTCGACTCCCGTCTTTAGACATATCTCTTTGATGACTTGTCTGATTTCTGATGGATAGGTCAAATCTGTGATATGTTCACGATTGAGTTTGAACATCCCATCCATAAGGTCAAGTTTGGTCGTGTTACGGTTTCGGTCAATTTCAATATCATTGATGAAGTATTCACCCATTTTGACCCATTCATAGGTTCCATCGACCAAAAGACCGATTTCGGGGTAAATCTTGTCTAGTTTATTGAAAGTTGTAATGATGCTCGTAAAGACGATTTTAGCACTGCCAGCACACGTTCCACCAGGCTTATATGTGTCACCCTTGATATAGCCATAATCAAAACTAGCTTCTTTGATATCACTTGATTGATACTGTCCTACTCTGATAGCAAGGGTGCGGTTCTTAGCAAACATTGCTTCATCAAATTTCTTTCGTCTGAATATATCCATGTTCTAACCTACCTTTCTACCAGATTAAACTTTGCGCCCGACCATGGCTTGAACTTATCAGTAAACGAATAACTCGGAGCGGTTCTGTCTCCGACGTAAAAAGTCTTAGTGATTTGCCCTAAAATCGGGTCAGGATAAGAGACTGTAAAAAATTCAGGCGATACGGCATTTAAAAGCTGACTCATTTCATCTTGAGTCAGCATGCCCCATTCACAATCCAATTTCCGTTTAGTCGTGATACGGTCACGGACCATGTCACCATTAGCATTTCGACCAGTCTCTCCGTCGATATCTTGGATACCGACTTGAAAAGATTTGGGAGGCTTAACAGCCACCCCATTGATAATTAAGCGTGCCATTTTACCTCCCCTTAAATGTTAAGCAAGACTTGTCCTGCACGTTCTTGTTCTCGATTGATTTCTTGAATAGCTACACGCCCGAACTCGTGACCGCCGATTTGAATAACGATGTCACCGCTACCGCTGAAACCTCCAGATTGTGGTAAACCACCACCCAGAGCGTTTACGACTGCACCGCCTACGATTCGACCCATAGTCTGTAAGAAACCAGTATTTTCAAGTGGCATGACTACCTCTTTACCAGCTTCACCAATCATGGCTACTGTCGGGCTATCAACGATACCACCACGAGCAAGACGAGGGAGACTTACTGTTCCAACGCTACCGACCCATCCAAGACCAGGTAGTTTTCTAATAGCACTCAAAACACCATTAATCATACCGATGAAGCCATTAACCACGTTCTCGATCGTGCCAAGAACCGCATTGACTGCGCTCTTGAATGCGCCACCTACTGCGCTACCAACCATTTGGCCAGCGTTGACGAAGATGTTCTTAACCGTGGTCCAAACACCGCTGAAGAAGCTTCCGATTGAACTAAACGCATTCTTAACTGCATTATAAGCGCTAGTAAACGTATTTCCAAACCAAGAAGATACATTCGCAAGTACATTTGTAACATCGTTCCAGCGTTCACCAAACCAAGTTCCTAGTTTGCTAAAGATGTTCGTTAGACCAGTCCATGCTTTTTGGAACATATCCGTAAACCATGCACCAATATTAGCCAAAGCACTAGTCACATCAGTCCAACGTTCTCCGAACCATGAGCCGATTGGTGTGAAGATATTAACGATAGCGTCCCACGCACCTTGGAATACACCAGAGAACCACTCTCCGATACCAGAGAAGATGTTTACAATAGCGTCCCATGCTTGCTGGAACTTCTCACCAAACCATTGACCTATCGGCTCAAAGATTTCTTGGAGTTTCGTCCATAGACCGCTAAAAAATTCGCCAATCGCTTGACAAATACCACTGATAAAATCACATAGTCCTTGCCATGCAGTTTTAGCGAACTCAACAACAGTATCCCAGTTTTGGTAGAGTAAGACACCGATAGCAATCAAAGCTGCAATAGCAGCAATAACCAAGGTTATCGGGCTGGTCAATACCGCAATAGCTCCATTGAGTGCCCATGTTGCAGCTGATGCGACTCCTGCTGCAACTGATTGAGCAATTTCTGCCGCTGCTGCAAGTCCCATTTGTGCTGCATGAACACCCCATGCTAGAGCTGATTTACCAAGTTCTAAAGCAGTTTTCCCTAACTCTACAATCAATTTACCTGAATTGATCACAAAGTCTTTTGCATATAAGGTGTTCAAATACACGCTTTCTGCAAAAGATTTTATCTTATCAACTGTTAAGCCTTTTACAGCACCAACTAAATCAGTGAAAGCTCCGCTTAATTTACCAATTCCTGCCGCAAGACCACCAGCTTGCTCAGCCCAAGACAAGAATTTAATACCTTTCCAAGCTGTTGACACCAGACCGATTGCTGTTGCTATGGCTGAAATTATCTCTCGGTTATTCTTGCACCAATCAGAAAAAGCAATGAAACCATCGCTAACGGCTTTTACTGTATCAGCTAGAATTTTTAAAGCCTCTAAAATAGCTCCGCCTAGTACATCGACAACTCCACCAATACTGATACCGAATGTATCAGCTAAGAACTCAGCAAAAGGTTGCATATTATCTTCCCAGAGTTGTTTGAGAACATCAACCAGTCCCCCAAAAGCTTGACTAAAAGAATCAATTGCTGGACCGATGTGACTACTATAGGCATCTTCAAATCCATCAGAGAATCTTTGAAGTGCTGGAGTAACATTGTTATCAAAACTATCTAGAAAGACTGATACAATTTGAGAAATACCACTAGAAAGAGTTGTTATAAATGGACTAACATGTTCATCATACACACGGCTAAACGCATCACCGAAACGGTTCACTGCTTGCTCTATTGTTTCAAACACTGGAGCAATCGCTTCTAATGCTCCTTGTAAAGAACTTGATAATTTCGGAGCGTTATCTGTCACAATGCGTTCTAAGCCCTTGAATAAATCACCACCAAGTTTACTTCCAATCTCAACAACTTTTGAACTCAAACTCAAAAATGTTGATACAATGGCGCTACCGATACGAACCGCACCAGTTGAAGTAATGACATCGTAGAAAGCACTAGAAATGGCCTGAGCGATGTTTCCTACAGCCTCTGCAACGTTACCGATATTATCAAATAAAGCGACTAGCGCCCTGGTAATGCGTTCTTTTTGCCTTCCAAGACCATTTGCAATACTTTCGGCAAGGAAAACACCGATACCCAGACCGATAGTGGCTATTGACCCTGCTACTTGCCCTAAAGCATAAGCGATTTTCTCAACCATTCGGTTAAAGGCATTCACAACCCTCGGGTCATTGGCTATTTCTCCTAGTGTCTTAGCTATTTGACCTAAGGCGATCTTGATACGTTCTATACCTTCTGGTCTAAACGCTGCATCAAAACCTTTTTTGAAGAGGTCAAATAACCCTTTTAGTTTATCTCCAAGACCATCAAAAATACTCTTGAATTTATTATCCATGTCGGTCAACTCGACTTCTGGTAAGATGTCTTTGAAAGGTCCGCCACCGCCTCCCTTTCCTTTCTTACCTTTGCCGCCGCCACCGCCTCCTCTACCTTTGCCAGCTCCATCTCCGTCGTCAGGGTCGTCTTTTTTGTTTAAGAGGTTGATCTCATCAAATCCCAATAAACCTAGTAACTCTTTAACGGCTTTCTTAGCTGACTTGGCAGTGTCGTCTAAGTTATCAGCAATACCACCTGAAGCATCGTCTGCGTCATCCATAGCATCAGCAAGGTCACCAGCTCCGCCTGCTGCGTCTTTCAAAGCATCACCAGCGCTACTTGCTGCACCAGCTACACCGTCTTTAACGGTCGCTTTCTTGTTGAACATCAATGCAATAAACTCAGCGAGTTTAGCAGTGACGTTCTTCAAGACCATAGCAAACGAGTTCAAGACTGGCATAATAGCGTTGATAATCGGCAAGAATGCGTTACCAATGTTCAGAGCTGAGTCTTTCAGTAACGACTTGAAAAGACTGATACTGCCGTTTACAGAACTTGACAGTGTATCACCGTATTTAGCAGTTGCCTGCTCCAGAATCGCCATCAGGCGGATTTGTTGCTGGGTTTGATAATCCAACTGTTGCCAGCTCTGTCCGTTTGCGAACTTCTTAAAGGCTTCAGTGGATTCAATCATGGCCACTCCAACGTTGATTCCTAGGTCCTCAATTGCTTCGGTGTTCCCTAGCAAACCTGAGCGAATACGCTCCATGACGTCTGTAATGCTACGCCCTGAGCCTTCAGCAACAACTGCCGATGTCTGCAACATCTTAGCAGTATAGGCGCTTAGTTTGTTTGTATCTTTGATAAATCCTGAAAATAAGTTTGAGTAGACTGCGCCGTAGTTAGTAGCCTCACCAACCCCCATATTCATAGCGTTGGCGTTATCGTTAACCCATTTTAAGAAAGATTGCGAACTCTCGCCCATCTGGCGCTTGATTTGATTCATAGATGCTGATACTTCAAGAGCTGTCTGCGCTGAATACATCCCAACATCAAGCAATTTCTTACCAAGATAGGCAAAACCTGCAAACTTCGCTAGCTTACCAAACGCACTACCGATAGAGTTCGACTGTTCACGAACTTTTGCAGTAGCATTTTTCACTTGATCAGACGTCCCTTTGACCTGATTCTCGACTTCTTTCATCTTCTTCTTGAAAGGCGCTATCTCAGCATCAATCATGACTTTCAATTCATCAAGAGTTGCCATTTACTTCCTCCTTCCTTTTTCGATTATGTCTTTCTGCAAATTCACGCATCCGTTCCTTATGCAACAAAAATGCTTGTCTCTGTCGTTCCTGTTCTGCTGCTTGTTGTTCTTCTGCAAATAACTCAGGCGCATATTCCCAGAACTCAAAAACCTTGGCATCTTTGGATAACAGTAAGGAAACGTGGTTGGATATCATCTGCGAAAGTCTGTAAGAGTCAATAATCTTCTCTTTACGCTCTTGGATTTTGACACGGTTGTAGCTTTCAATCATTTCTCTGATTTCAAGTACCGTTAAATCCCAAAAATCAAGAGGCTTACCCCCGATGTCCAAAAACATAGGATAAAGCCTCTCAATAATCTGCGTTACAGTTAAGATTACTCGACTACTGTCATTTTCTTCTTGGAAGTTTTCTTGCCCTTGCTTCCTCGTGGAGTAAAACCCGACACTTCAAATAGCGGCATTAAAACCTCTGTCATGAAAGTTGTTTGGTCTCCACCGTTATCAACGTACTCATCGTATAGATCGTATACATCCTCAAAGGAATACCCATGTTCATACTGCTGCAAGGCGCCATGAACTAACAACAGCATAACTTTCAAAGGTGGCAAAGTGAATTCTTCACCAGCTTCAGGCATGAAAATCTTCAACAAGTTCATGCCGATTTTTTCTTCCACGGTCGCTGCCTGATGAGATGTCAAACGTAGCTTCAACTCTTTTTCGTCAGTAACTTTCCAAATAGTGTATTTTAACGCCATTTAATTAACCTCCCATTCCATCTGTAAATGCGAGTTCAGATTGCAATGCAATTTTAAGAGTAAACTCAATTACAGAGTTCACACCACCGCCACCAAGTTTAACAGATACCTGTCCTTCAAATTGGACCTTGGTGTTGTCTGGGTATGCTTGCTCAAAGAAAAGTTTCGTCTTGTTGTCTGCTGCATTACGCAAAATACGATAAGGAGCACTTGCTCCGTCATTATTGTATGCGAATTTGTACTCAAGTTCCCCAGCATCGCCAATACCGAATTCATATTTTTTAACCTTATCTTCCAAGGTTGTATTTTCAACTTTTTCAGGTTCGATACCGAATTCAGGTACTTCTTTAAGTCCTGCAAGTTTGGTGTAAGTTCCTTTAGCTGTTCCATAAGACAGCGTAATTCCGTTTGCTAACATGTATTAATTCTCCATTCTGTATTGATAAACCAATTGTGAATTAAGGTCAACGATTCCCTCGAAGCGCATCAACTTGTGACGCAAATGCGACGGGTCAGGTACATCTTGACAATCTGTTCTTCTCAATCCTAAAGAAGCGAAGATTTCATTGATTTTGACAGCTAAATCGCTTGTGCTGTCTTTGTCGAAGATATCAACCTTATAGCGAATTGATGTTTTTTGTTCTTTGTCGTCGAACCATTCACCCGGTTTATTTTGTTCTTCCAAAAAAATGACGACTGGGACATTCTCCCAATCGTCTGGATAAGTATCGGTCACATTATCTGCGACCTTTTGCAATTCTTTGTAAATTAAGGGTTTAATATTAATCATTTTATCTGTTCTCTTATCTTTCTACTTACGTATTTTGAGATATTCCTTGATACACGCTCTTGGTTATCTTTCAAAGCTGGATACAAGTAAGGTTGCGCAGGCTGACCATACATTTTGTAAAATTCACCTCTTTTCGCAAAGTGGTAAGGTCCTACGTTGATTTGGTCTTCGTGCACATACCACGGACTAGACCGATAAGACACGCTCACTTCTGGAGATATGCCAGAGTGGTTTTCTTGTCCTTTCGGACCCGTTCCAAGTTCGACATAGGCGCCATGGTCTGAATTCGTAAAGACTTCACCCGATATCTTGTTGCCATTTACTTTCAGACGGACTCTGATGCTATTTCTCAACTCACCCTCATTCGCTGGCGCCCTGAGTTTCGCTTCAGCTTGTACGACTGTTTTAGCAGCATGCAAGACCGCTTGTCCTACTATCTCGTTGCTCTTTGCACCGTATAGCTTACGGCATTTAGCGATTAAGCTATCTGCTCCGATTAAACCTGACACGTTCTAACTCCAAAACTTGATGCTTGCTGTATACTTTCTTCGAGATAACCCGATGCGTGACGTCTGTCTTGCTATCGATACAAATACCGTCTTTCACGTCGATATTCGAATCCTTACTCGCATTCGCATTCAGGATATCATTGACACGGTCGCCGTAGATTTCAGATTGTAGCTTGCTAGTCGCTGGCCACAACTCAAGTTGTACTTCCTCAACCTCGTCCGCATATCCCTCTTTAGCAACACCCTCATTCGTCACGGTTTTTTTGAACCGCTTGAGGTTGTACGGTTTCAGTCTATTCCTTTTCAAAAACATGACCTGCCACCCTCGCTAATCGATGCATCCGAATACGCTGTAAAAGGCCCGTAGACAATCCGTTTTCACCATAGGTAACAGATATGCCACCTTCACTCCTAGATTGCTCTCCCTCGCTTCCTGAGCGGTTGTAGAGCTCGATTACAAGTTCAGGTAATAGTCTATTGAGCGCAGGCGTCAACTTGTCTCGGTTTGTTTCAGATAAAATGATGTTTTCAGCCCTTAAAAGCAAAGACGAGAGGACTGTTTCGTCACTCTCGCCCGTCAATGATTTTAGTTTTTCAAGTTCCATAAGACCTCCTAATCGTAAGGAGTCGTCTCGTCTCCTTGTGTTTCGTTCTCATCAATGATTACGACAACGTCCGCGATATCGACTGAGAACTCACTCTTGAGATTGTGCGATAATTCGTTGAATCGCTCGTCTGTCATCTCAAAGATTTCGTTCTCTTGTCGAACCGCTTTCGCTTGCCAATCATTGAAGGCTTGTTTTACTCTGACTTTCATAGGTCAGACCTCGTTATTTAACCTTCCAGTTAGCTGAGTCAGAATCTGGTTTGTTGGTTGAGCTAGTGATGTCTTTGATAGCAACATATACTTTGTCTTCATGAGTCACTGTATCGCCTTTTTTGTAATCTGAACCAGACTTCCATGCTTTTGCACGGTTCACTGTTTTACCTTGAGCCGATTCTTTAGCAGCTGGCTTAGTATCTGCAATTGTGATGATGTATTTTTGGAAGTGTTCAAGAACATACGCTCCAGTGTAGAGTAATTGTTCTACCAATTCACCAAAACGACCAGGGACATTGTCATTGTACTTGGTATTGTCAATTTGAATTGGTGATGTAACGACACCAGGAGCAGTTGCAAGGGCGTTAACGTTTGGCAAGAATTTAGAAGGTACTTTGTAGACTGTGTAGTCATCCAATTCGCCAACGTATCCTTTGCCAAGAACCTTCTTGTCTGCGTCACCTTGTGGCAAACGTACGATTTCAGACTTGATAGCTTTGTAGAAACTTGGTGTCACGAAGAGCAAGCGTTCTTTAGTGATTCCAAGTTCATCCAATTTCTCAGAAACATCAAGAACCGCATTGTATGCGTTGTTCGCTCCTGACGTTTTACCCATGACCACATTGTCACTTACGTTTCCGAGCGCTGCATCAAAACGAAGTTTATCAAGATATGGAGCGACTACCTCAGCAGCCTGACGAGCAATCACGTACTCAATATTTACTTGACCATTCGAGTCACGTTCGTCCAATTGGTCAACGAAACGACCCCAGTATTTCTCTTCTTCAAGAGTGTAGACCTTCTCTTCGACTTCAACATGATCAAATTCATTGTCTTGGTTACGTTTATAGTCTTTGAGACCAGTTGTGTTTCCTGTTGCAACAGTGAACGAGCGACCATTTAGAGTCACTGCTTCGCTTGGTGTCAAAAGCGGTGTTGCGTATGAATTTACCGCAAGAACATCCTCGATAATTCCAAGGTGTTTCTTGCGTGATTCTGCTGTGTTTAATGCTTCAAATGCCATTTATTTTTACCTCATTTTTTTATTTTTAGTGCAAAAAGTCTTTTTTCCATTTTTCTACAACTTCTTGCTGATTTGTTGGCGCAGTCTTAATAGGTGCGCTACCCTTCATGCGGTCAGATACACCCTTTTGGACTGCATCCTCCCACGTTTTCTGAATGCTTGCGACTGATTCAGTCACGGCTTCAGCATTCGACAAATCAACCACGGCTACTAATTCAACTGGTAAGCCACGTTCACTTAGCATTGCCTTAGCTTCTGCGGTCAATTCTTTGCGAGCAATAGCTTGTTCACGATTAGCTAGTTCTTGCTCACGCTGATCTAACTGATATTTCTGTTTCTCGTCAGCGTTCATTTTGGCAAGCTTTTTAGCTTCGTTTTCCTTGGCTTCTTGCTCTGATTTCCACTTAGCAAATTTCTTATCGATGATGGCATCGACATCTGCGTCTGTGTACTTCTTCTCGTCTTGCGGTTGTGGTGTAGGTTCTGCAGGTACCTTTTGTTCTTCAACCGTTTCGACTGTTTGTGTTTCTTCGTTCATTGCGAACCTCCTATTTTTAAAGTCGTCCCCGACTGTGTAATTCCATGGCTTTTTATGTCGTCAATGCTCGGACAATATAAAAACCGTACGGGATTCCATACGGTTAGGTTTTATAGTTTAATTTCCTCAATTTTTGCACGTTGTTCTAGAATTTTTAAATAATTCCACATAGTCGAACGCTGACCTTTTAACAAATCAATAGGACATTTAGGTTCAAACTCTAACTGTCCTTTCTCGTATTTGCCAATCATCATATCCAACTTTTTGAATCGTTCTTTCAATTCAGAGTATTCTTTTTTAAATCTTACTTTCCAATCTTCCATATCTTTATTCCTTTCAAGCATAAGAAAAACCGCATCGAATTCGAGGCGGTTTATAGCAATTTATAGTAGTTTATAGCAGTCTGTTCCTGCCAGTCAAGATGTTGGATCACCTACTTTCTGTTTTTGAGCTCTTTGTTTAAATTTTTCATAAACAAAAAGATAAAAGATACCAGCAATAAGAATACCAACCACCCGAAAGCGATTGATACCCATTCCCAAATGAACATGTTTTACTCCTTTCTAAGCATTTTTTTGAGGCTTAGCATTCTTTTCTACCCATCTTTTGAAAGCATCAAAAGTATTCATGTTTTTAAACTCCAAATACTTTTCAACTTCTTCAACAGCTTCATCAACTTTATCGTCATGAAAACAGTAACCGTTACCCGATAAATCAAAAATTTTATTTTGGTTTTTCTTATCGACAATCCATAACTCCTCACCATGCCAAGCACTCTGTGGGTCGTAACATTTCTTAGATTGAATTTCAAGACCGTTGCTTTCAATCAGTTCTATCAATTTTTTATACTTATTCATCAGAATCTCCTTTCTGAGCACGAAAAAAGCACTTAGATTGCTCTAGGTGCTTTGATTTTTAGTCATACTTATTATTTCTTTCAAAGTTGGTTTTGTCTTTCGTATTTTATCCCATGCTCTCATTTTTACAAAAGTACCCAAATAGATGCCGTTTATCTTTGGCATTTCGTTAGAAAGATTGTATTTCTCTCGAATCTCATCTTTATGACTTTCTATAAATTTACTACGAGGCAAACAATAAAAGATGCCCTCTCCAAAATAACTCAAATCTTCATCAGATATTTCAATAAGCTCTTCAGGTTTTACAAAAATCGCTCTATTTACTCTATCTTCAGGTAGATAAAAGGCTTTTTCTATGAATGATTTATCAAGTCCCATCTTCTAACACCTCCAAACCATAAATTAGCAAACCATCTTCGCTTTCTGTTTTAGAAACAACGTTATATTTCAAGTTAGGCTTCATCAGATATTCTTTCTCAGGGTTATAATCTGCTAAGTCAGCAATATAAGCTCCCGTCTTCTGACCTTTCTTGACAGTAACCTCAAATAGTACGTTTGCGCCGTCGCCATCGAAAGCAAACTCTTTAGCATAATTTCTATCCAAACTGAATGAAGTGAAAGCTTTATCCAACCTGAGAGATTGGCCAACTTCGAGATTCATATAGCCTAAATCTTTGCCTAAAGCAGATATAGACCCACTTCCACGATAAGCTTTGAAGCTTTTCTCAGGAGCAAATTTTGAAATAGCTTTTTCTAAGATTGGGATATTAGATTCTGTATCTTTTACAATATCTAAAGCAAAAGGTAAATCTTCTGCACTTCCATCGTTTTCAAACCAGAACTTTTCACGTATTTTTAAAGCTTCGTCAAGTCCATAGCGTTTTATATTATTGAAATTATGATAATTTTCTGTTGTATAAGAGTAGATAACGCTTCTCTCATCATCTGTAAGTCCATTATACCACTTTTGATAAGAGTTTTGCTTTTTGAAAAAGTCGTCTATCTCATTTGGTTTATCAGCTACAAAAACCTTATCATCCACTTCTGGCTTGGATTCCTTAACAACGTCCTTATCATCCACATACTTGCTATACCACTCTCTATAACTCATATCAGCAGGTACGTACTCGACTTTGCCAGTCTTAGGATTCCTAGCTCTGCGCTTCAGCTTGCTGTAGTCTGCGTCCTCATCATATGCGATAGTCGTAGACCTGCACCACGGATGCATAGGTGGATAGTTCACACCAGGAACAGCTTCATCTACTCGATAAACTACATTATCATGCTTTTGACAAATGCGTGATGTACGCTTGTCCAATACTGCCACAAATTTGTACTTTGTGATTTCAGCATCTTCATAGCTGAGCAGTTCCATTTGGTTATGAAAGAACGCTGACTCGGTACGAACCAAACGCCTTGCATCATTCTGACTCACGCTGAACCTCTCAGCAATTGCTTGTGCAGTTTCTCGTGTTCCTCGTCCTGTCATGAGGCTTATGAGGAGTTCATCTTTTATGCTAGAAGCGAGTTTCCCTGTGTTCTTCCAGATATCTATAGAGTAAGTACTTCCGTCACCTACCCAACTAAAAGACTGTAGATGTTTTATCTCACTCTCAGGAAGCCTAGAAAAGCCGTATGCCAGTCCAGTCTGCTGTTGCAGGTCAAAAGTAGCCTTGTAATAGCTATCCTTCATCAGGTCGCTGTAAAAAGCATCTGATCCTGATTTCTCAGAGCGATACATAGACTCACGCATACGGTCTAGGTCGTCGTTCAAACGTTCTAAACGCTTCATACGATAGGTATAAGCTGGACTATCCAAATCAGCAAGCAATCGTTGAATATTCGGGTCATTCGGCCTAGCTTCAAGAACCTTGCGAAGTTCATTCAGGTCCTTTTGGTCTTTCATGTTCTTCAAGACCTGACGAGCGTCACGCTCGCTCAAGCCATAATCACGCTGAAACTTATCAAAGACTTTGTTGATTTGCTTGTCTAAATACGCTTTAGACTGCTTGTAAATCTCGTCAAACTTGTCAGCTTGTTTTTCGGCCTTGTCCATCTGCTCATAGATGAGATTAGCCTTCCTCTTGGTCCAGTAATCCTTGTTCTTCATTTGCTACCTCGTCATCTGGCTTCGTGTTAGCCTGGTTAAAGAATGGCACACGGTCCTTATTCTTTTCTTTCTCTTCCTCGAGTTCTTCAAGTTCGGCGTCAGGATCTTCAACGAATGGCAAGAGCGAAATGAGCTGACGAAGTGAAACCTTGCCTTCAAGATTATTGATAATCTGTGACAATTCAAGCAAATTCTTAGGTAATCCACGGCTAAACTGTGGCACGATTGAATGTGCTTCAAGTGCAATCTGCTGCATGCCCAAGTAGTGAGCGAAGATAGCAATCCGCTGTCTAAGACCTCGCTTGTAATTCGCTTCTTTCGTCTTAGTTATCATTTCAAGGCCTAGTATCTTGAATTCCATAGCTCAATGTTGTTACCGTAGAGGCTCTTTATCCTCTACTTCTTACGGTTTCCCGTAAGTTCAGACTATCTCTTCACCCCTATCAGGGTGTCGGATTTCGTGGATATTTCTGCATATAAAAAAACGATACTATGTACCGTTTCTTACTTAGCTTACTCTATCTAGTCGTTAAACCTTACTGATATTTCTACCAGCAGTGGTAATTGATTAGCTTCAGTAATATGTTACAAACCTTCCTTTTTCATCTCTAACAATTGTCTTGCCAGACATGTCTACACCTTTTGAAAATTGTCTCAAATCGTATTTTTTATAATTCAATAAAATATCATCAATTGTATCATCGTCAACAAGTAAATCATCTCGTTTCATTGAACGATAGTATCTGTAGACAAGAGTTGAAAAAGAAATGTTGTTTTCTTCAGATAATTTTTTTAGATAGTCTCTCAAGATATACCCCTTATACTTAACGTTATCAGAACGATTACGTTTATTTGTATGTTCAGGAACCCACCTACAATTACTCGGTGAGTAGTCTTTGTCATTATCTATCCTATCTAATTGCAAACCGAATTCTACTCCGTTTTGCATTGCCCAACTTCTGAACTTAGCTACATCACTAAATTCATCAGAAACACCTATCCCACGTTTTCCATACCATTTATAAGCCCAATGTTTTTTATCATAACACCTTGCTAACATGGAGTAATAAACTTGGTTTAGATGTTTGTGCATTTTATCTTTTATCATTTGTTTTCTCCTAGATGTTTATACTCTTATTATACCATAAAAGAATATAAACATCTAGGATATTACTGTTTTACGCCTTCCAATTTTAACCCGATTTATTACCTCAAAGTTACCTTTGAGGAGGGCAACTATTTTACCCCTGAACTATTCCCTGCGAAGTTCTCATCTGTCAGATTTGGCACATGGCTAAATGTGTAAATGTCTTCTTTCAAAGCCTTGCGCAAGATTTCAGTTGCGTTCTCGTCCAGAGCATTCTTTAAGAAATCAGCCTTGGCATCTGCTGGCAATTCCAAAAGGCCTTCTTCAGCAAGAATGCTCATTGCTTCCCTGGCATCTTCTAGATTATCAGCTAACTGCGCACCATAAAGTACAAGAATAGACTCGACTGCCTGCTCTTTGTCATTTACACGATTTCCCATCAACGAATTGTAAGCATCAATCAAGCTGATCTGTTGCTCATAATCACCAATCGCAAAGTGATTATTGCGATACTCGATGATTGGAATTTGACCAAGATTATGAGGCTCTACATTCTCATCCTGCGTCGTTCCTTTGCTCGAATCACGCAGCACAATGTGATAGTGAAGGTTCTGAGTAAAGACCTCGGCTTGATACTTAGTTGCATCTTTCGTATCGTCTTTAATTTCGTAGTAATAGACCGCAAACAAGGCCTTGCGTTCGATGCTGTCATCATAAACGATGAATACATTCTCAGGATCTACGCTAGTCGAATCAAGCTCAGTCAGCCCCTCTTTCGCATAGATGTACTCATAAGCACGACCATAGATAGCCATATTCAAAGCATTCTGTGCATCTACTTGGTCGATTTCAGCACCGTCAAACGCTACAAGCAAAGGCTCAAGGTCGCTCTCAGCAGTATTGTTATACTTGATAGGATTTCCCATGAAATATCCAGTAGATGTGTCTGCGATGTCCTTTGCATGGTTAGCTACTGTTTTGAAGTTTGGAGCGTTCTTGTTTCGTCGCTCATGCTTCAAAATAGCATGGTCACCCAAGTAGTATTTCTTCAAATCTCGCAAGCGACTGCGTTCTTGTGTATGCTTGCGAATCAGCTTGTAAATTAATTCTTTACTCAAAGCTGTTTCATCGTATCCATCTCGTGGATAGGTTAAAATCTGATACATTTAATTCCTTTCTATAAGCCGTATTGCGAACGTCTGCGGACGGTTGCTTTCGGTTGCGAATGATGCGAATAAATCGCATAACGCACCGCATCCAATACGTCGTCATTCTCTTTCACTGGCTCGCCTGTCTTTTCATTCCAGATGTACTGATAGACCTCATCTTTGAACTTGCTGACCTTGTCTGAGACGACAAAAAAGCGCCCAGCTTTCATTAGCTTAGCGACTTCTTCGATACCAGACAAAACCGCTTTGTTAGCGTTAAACGTCTTCAGTTGCTCTCGTTGAAATCTTGCAACGTGTTCAGGTCGTGCGCTATCTGCCCAAAACGTAATATTGCCATATCGTTCTTTGATATCTTTAGCAATGTCTACCCAAAAGTCAATCTCTTTGTATTGATGAGCATGTTCTTCTAAAAGATAAACCGAACCGTCTGAGGTTTCTCCGATAACTACAATAGAGCCGAAGTGTTCATAACCCCAGTCAACGCCTGCGTATATCTTTGCAATGTCTTCTGGCGCTTCACTCACGAACATATTCTCGCTAAAATCACGATAGACGACACCTTCACCGGTCACCCAAAGACCAAGGATATCTCGGTCATAGAAGACGCCTGCTGGTGTGGCTGATTTAATATTCTCGCGGTATCTGTCAGACATGAATGTATTATCATCTAGCTTGAAATGAAAATCGATAATCATGTCATCGCCAGTGTTGATATAATCTCGTCTGAGCCAGTGAGTTGGAATGTCCGGGTTACTGTCCCAAACAATCCGTGCACCCTCTCCCGAACAACGTGAGATGATTTCTTTGAACACTTGTTCATTAGCAAGCGATGCCTCGTTTATGTAGGCACCAAATGCGGTGAAACCCCGGGCACGTTTTAAACCAGAAATCGAACCAGTATATACTTGAATGATTTTGACTCCGCAAAGAGTAAATGCGCCATGTTTGTCATATTTTGGCTCAATGCCAAACATATTGTAGAGCTCTTGGATGATATTGTTTTGAATTGATGTTGAAGATGTCCCAGCCAAGATATACATCGGTTCGTCAATGTTCAACTTATCAGCTATTTCTCGAACTCGTGCGATCTCATTTCCGAAAACAACATTATTCAAAACAGTCTTACCCGAACGTTTCGCACCATGCAGACCACAAATGAAGAAATCATCGTTCAAAACTCGTCTAAGGACTTGTTCTTGTTTTGGTGTGAATTTACTTGTCATTAAAAGCACCTCTCAAAGCCTTAGCAAATTCCACAAGCTTATCGTCGTGCTCGTCATCCATGCCAATTTGAGATTTGAGTTTCTCAATTTCAAGTTCTAACTTTTCGGCTTGTTTGGCGGTAGGATATCGTTTCAATATCTCAGCTATTGCTTTAATAACCGTGTTATTATCCGCTTTTTTCGTAACTCTATCCACCTCACCAGTGACAGGGTTCATCATTAAAACTTCTTCGAGACGCTTGCCTCTTGCAATGTCTGAAAGAATCGAAAGGGCCTCTTTTGCACTCAAAATATTCTCATCGTGCATCTTTTCGGTTTCTGTTTGTATAAACGTTTTAATGCTTGCATTTTCTAGTAATTTGCTAGCGGTTGTTCTAGCGTAAGCTTCGCTATAACCTGCGAATATTGCGGATTGATAGACATTTCCAGTCCTCAAATACTCGCTCGCAAACATCTTTTGTCTTTGATTTAACCCAATGTCCATCACCTCCATTTTCTACAAAACAAAAAGCCACACGCTTGTGTGACCCTTTTAAGACCTCTCACAGACTTTGCAGGAATCGAACCCACGATAACAGTTTTGGAGACTGTCGTGTTACCGCTACACTAAAAGCCTAAAAATAACGACATCAGAGACCGAACTCAAAAAGACTAAGAGGAAATCACTGGCTTGTCCCTGGTGCCGTTACAAAAAATTATTAAAGGAGACATCAGTCCGCTTCACGTACTGCTGACAATACAATAATATCACTTTGTAATTATCATTTACTATCGTTACTATCAAATATTTTAACTAATTTAGCTATCGCTTTATCTCTCGCTCTCTGTATAGTCGCAGGACTGCATCGTAGCTTTCTTTCGACCTGTTTCCACGGAAGTCCATCAATGTAGAGCAGTCGCATTACAATGTTCTCAATCGGCTCTTCTAACTCTTCAATCGCTCTAACAAGTTCCTCTTGTTCCTTGTATTCCCTCTCAATTTCTTGATAGAGTTCAGCTATGCGATCAATAGCCTTGATGTTCATTTCCTCGGTGCGATTATCATTGCTCTGATATTTCGGCATACTGTCAAAAGTCTGACCTTTCATAATACCAGACCTTAGATTGATAATTTCGCAATGTAAAGATTGTATTTTTACATTTTTAAATTTTAGTTTTTTAAGCTCTTTTTCAATAGTTCTCTGCACCCTATCACCCCTCTCCGATAAATACATTCATCGGCAAATTGAAATAAGTCGCTACATCTTCAACGTTATACATATCAGGAGCGGATTTTAAATTCTCCCAATTCGAGATTGTTGCGATTGAATAGCCTAGCTTATTTCCTAGCTGTTTCAAAGTAACCTTGTTATCAATCCTCTTTTGTTTTAGCATGAAAGCGAATAATTCACACTGTCTCTTTGTTAGAGGTTTATCATAATCCATTCTCCATCTCCTCAATAAGCCAATCAAGGTTCTTGCGTGCTTTTTTCAAATCCTCAAGACCGTTTTTCTTCTGAAATCGCAGTAGATACTTAATTGCGTTGCCCCAACACCATGCAGCCTTACCTGGCAGATTGCCAATAAAGTTGTCAATCACTTCAATGCTTTCAAGACCTTTTGATCCTTGATAATGGCTTGGTTTGTTTACATTGTCAATTTTTTCTGGTCTCATTCTTCAACCTCCAAAAGCTCCTTATTTTCATAGACGTTGCCGATGACTTCACATCTCATGTAGGCTAAATAAAGAGGATCCCACTCCGGCTTTCTTTCGTGCAGTTCATCTACAAATCTATAAATAAAACTTGCATAAGAACCGTGCCATTTGACAATTGCTTTTCTGCCTTTGTAATCAAGGATATCCTTCTCAAAAATCTCTTTTCCATTTCTGTCAAACAATCCTGTTGATTGCATGATACATTCATAATCATCAAAATGTAACCAATCTTTTTTCTCTTCAATCCAAATGATGGGGCAAGTCCAATTTTCGTCATCTGTATCACAATTGCCTACCATGACTTTGTAATTCATTTCGTTTCGCGCTTTATCCCACGCTCTAAATTTCGGTATCATACCAAATCCTCCTTCTTAACCCACATATCATCGATGATTTTACCCTTACGGTCTTTGATTTCGTTCCACGATTTTTCCACACAACATACTATTGAGACATTTCTCAAGCGAGCACAGTCCGAAAGAGAACCCAAAAGATTTGTAATCGATTCAATATGCCAATTGTACGTGAACATATCGGCAGTAGACAAGATTAATCGATTTAGAGCCTGATTAAAATCCGCACAATATTCCGCTGTATAATAAAACTCCATAACTTTCAGACTTTCTTGCTGACAGAAAATTGTAATCGCAATAAACACATCGCCAATTGCGTCCATGAATTTATCAAAATCATTCTTTAGATAGGCAGAGGTCAACTCTCCTACCTCTTCAACAATTTTATACAATTGTTTTTTGCTGCTGCACTTATCTATCCCCCGTTCTGTTGACCAGTTCATAATATTGCAGACGTGATCTTGTAGCAATAGTCTTTCGTGTCCTATTTTATCCACCTAAATCCTCACCTCATCCCCGACTTTCACCTTGTCATAGACTTCCTTCGTGACCACGAATAAACCGTAATCACGAATTGTGACAGTATACAACTTGCCATATCGTCCTTTCTCTACGACTTTACCGAATATCTCAGCGCCTTGATTGTCCGCCTTATAGACGACAATCGGACGTTTTTGTTCTAGTTCTGCAATCCTGTTCATCTGCCAGATATTCAACGTATCAGGCAATACAATCCATAACACTATAAATCGTTTCATGTTTACTCCCTATAATAGTTATAAATTTCAATAGCTGGAATTGACTTATTATGATTTGCAGAAGTAATTATCAGCTCGCTTCCTACTTTTCTCTGAAATTCTAACAACTCCTCTATCGAATTGATTTCAATAAAATGCCCCTCTGCGCCGTTCGGGAACTCTCTTTGTATTCGACCTTTAGATGTTTTATGATTTACTCCTTTAGAAAGCCAAGTGCCTTCTCTCCTAGAAAATCGCTTATCAAATTCTTCAAATGTCGAACAGGTTCTAACTTCTCTTTTTGTGTATTTTTTAATTGTGGTGTTAGGAATTTGTTTTTCAACTTCCCCTAACGTGCTCGTTAATAAAAATTCCATCTACTTCACCTCCTCAATCTCAATCCCTGGGCAATCGAACACCCAGCCGTTAAACATCATATCCATAATATCTTCCTTTATTCCCTATGCCAGTTTTTATCAACGTTGTCGCCCAAGAATAGCTTTTGCCAAAAAAAATACTAGCTTCTCTTCGTGTGTTGAAAAAATATTTTTTATCTTCTAAAATATCTACAATTACGCACGCCTTCTTTGTTTTGTCTGTCATAGATTTCATATGTTCGTCGCTAGATATTTTGGCTAAACCTTTTTTAAAGGCTCTTGCTGTATTTTCTTTACCAGTTACCCACTCCAAATTCTCTACTCTATTATCTGTCTTGATACCATTTACATGGTCAACCTGAGGGAGATTGTTAGGGTTAGGGATAAACACTTTAGCAACCAATCTATGAACTCTAAAACTTCTTCCCCTTCTCTCTCCTTTTGATCCAACTTGAAGATTTACTAACACGTATCCAAAACGTTTCACAATTCTTGTCTTTACGCTATTTTTGTTTTTTTTATTTCTAATTTTTCCAGTATTAGATACTTCATAATCTGAAGCTTCTAAAATTGTCTTCCATTCTTCATTCAACTTCTTCCACCTCTATTCCTTCACAAGAAAATATCCATCCGAATCCAGCTTCTTCTAGTTCTTTGCGGGTGTGATAAGCAATTAGACCACTATTATTAACATTAGATCCCATTATCCATCGCTTCGTGTCAGGATGATACTTCAATCTGAAGGAATTATCTGAAACCCCTTTTACCTTCACCAAATACCGCTTCTCTTTCTCGACCTCGTAGCCGAATTGGTGCATATTGACTAGGGTTTGAAATGGTTTTGTGCCAGCGGTTAGAAACCACCTTTCAAACTCATTAAGTTTAGCACCGTCAAAAACAGATGGAATATTATAGGCGCATCGATACAAATTCCCTTCAAAACCATCCTTATTCTCTTCATACCAATCCGCCACAAACTGCGGGATTGTGACTTTTTCACGCTTAACCATACCCTCAAACTTACCTTGCTCGTAACCCTCACGCCATTTTGCATGACT